AAGATACACTTCAACATTTGCTTTGTGCTTGGCGATATCACCTTGAGCATGAGCAAGGAGTGCCTTAATTATTTGTTCTCTCATGGATCAGAATCTACTACGTAACATTATACCGTATATATTCTGCATTTGTCAATCATCCATCATAACGTACATCATTGTTAGCCAAAGTGTAGTAAAGATAATAACTCCACCACACATCATCACAGTCATCCGAAAAGTTTCCATCAGATTAGACCTAAAGAACCTGCTGTGAACCCTACACTACAAAAGAATGCAAATTCATACAGTGGATACCATGCACTACTGAAAAGCGAATTGACCGACATTGGTGTAGGCAACTGCTGCTACAGTTGCAATAAAAATTACTTGATACATTATGCTCCTGAAGGAACTGCTATTGGTTGGGGCTGAGCAACTCTTATACCTTTACCGCCATTGGTATCGTCATCATCATCATTACTAAGTGCTCTTAAAATTAATTCAATCAATACTAAAGCAGCCATAGGATAGAATACCCAGAGGACTGCTAGTAGTGGTGATACTGATTCTGTTGCGGCTGATAAGTCGCCCATTTGTATTGTTTAGAATTGTTACGAGTAACTATTTAGTTTTGTAAACTTTTAGGAAAAGTATTGGAGTTTAGTATAGATCGCTATACCAACCCAGAACAACATCATGGTTGCTCTTCCGTTTGCTCTCCAAAAGATATCTGCTTGAGTGTCCATTAGAAGATACCTGGAATGATTTGTCCTGTGGTGATGTAAGCACCTGTTGCTGCTACAAAACCAATCATGGCCATCCAGCCATTAAACTTTTCTGCTTCTGGTGTCATTGTTCTTAGATTTAATAGGGGTAGAATTTAAAGAGACCTGAGACTGCTTCAAGCAATGCCAGGTATAATTTGTCCGAAGAGGACATAGTTGTGGATAGCTGCAAAGAATCCAATCATCGCTAGGCGACCATTAGTTAACTCTGCATTCTTCCAGTAGTCGTAACCTTCCATCACTTCGATCTGAGGTTCAGCAGCAAACATATTCTGTCTACCACCATCTTCAGTAGTGATGTATTGTTTCGTACTGGCAGTTGAAGTAGTCATAAAACTTCATGAAGAAACGTAACAATATTATATAGCAAAGATTAAATTTGTGTCAAGCCCCATAGGTGTGGACTTCCGAACGTCCATAAGTCCTACCTATAGTGGGTATAAGCACTTATGATATGTTACCTAGATAACAATGCTAAATCATATACATATACTACAGGGAAAGGTGTAAATTCAATGAAAAAATTACTTCCTCTTGTTATGTTAATGGGATTTTCTAGTCCCGCATTCGCTGATATCACACACCGTATGACCTCAAGTGTGAACTTACATACGGGAGCCGCATATAATACGGCTGAAAGAATCGGTTCAACGTATACCGCTTCTGGATCTGGTGTCACAATGGACGTGGGTGGTGGTAACTCTGCTGACAATAAAGTCGGTGGTCTTGGTACTCTGTCCGCAGGAGTAGGACAAGGATCTATAGGTGTAGCAACCCAGACGACTGCTGGCGGTGCGTTCAGCTTTAGCCAATCATTCATTCAAGGTGACGTTATTGAAACTACTGCTCCAGCAGTGGGTGCTCTTAGTGACTACTCCAACCAGACAGCAACAGCTGTTGGTAGTGGAACTGGTACAGGTACTGTAACCTCAGCACATGTTCTGACAGCAGTTGGTGGTGGTGCAGGTACTAATACAACAGGTCAATTTGTAACTGAACTACAAATTAGATAAGGTGTTTAAGAAGTTAGCTATAGGGGTACTATTCATGTGTGGTTCCGCTGCACATGCAGTACCCGTGGTCCCTAACTTCACACAGGGCTCGATGACTAGTCATACGGAGACGACCAGCACGGTCACGGAGACCATAAATTCGATGGATTATGCTACAGGCTGGACCTATTCTGTAAGTGGCACAGGGGTAGAACTTGAAGCAGGATCCACTAACGTCGCACCTGATGCGACGACAAATCAAAATGTAACCACTAATGGTGTGACTTCAACATGGACTGGATTAGATCTATCATCACAAAACAAACCGAACTTCGTACAATCAGTTCCAGGAGCAGCTTTTCAATTCACAGAACATTACAGCGGACCAGGGCTTCAGACGCACACAATAATAAATCGTACTACCACCGTAACAAGCGTCACAGATACGACAAGTATATTCCAACAATAGCAGTAGCATTACTAACATGCACACCTACCTATGCAGCTGACGTAGGTGGTGTATCAGCAACTGCCAATCCAATCGCCAATTCTTCAGGCTCAGTAACCAACCAGGCAATACAAGTTTTACAAGGTCCATATATTACTAACACCTATGGTGGTGGAATCCAATGCCAAGGTGCTACCATGAACATCACTCCATATGTGACTGGAGCAGGTGCTTTCAAGCGTCCCTTTGAAAGATACTATGATGAGCCAGTGTATGACGTTCATGATGCTGACGACGATGGACAGATTGATAATCCAGGAAATGTTTTATATTATATGCCTACTCGTACCAATCAGACAGAGAATTATAACCTTTCATTAGGTGTGTCTGCTACATGGTCACGACCATTAGATAAAAAACTACAAGCACTCTGTAAAGAAGCAGCAGCTGCAAATATAGAAGCAATGAACCAAGCAACCGCCAACAAGAGGTTGGACTTTGAGATAGCTCGTCTAAAAAATTGTGGTGAATTGATGAAGGCTGGTATCATGTTCCATCCACAGTCACCATACGCCAAGGTATGTGCAGACGTAGTACTTGTTAACCCACCTGGTGTAGTAGGACAACACACACATACTCTCTCAGCAAATCCAAACGGAGTTACTCCTTCTTCTGTTCAGCTTTCTTCAGAGGTTTCTTCTTCTGACCAAACTTCATCGGAGCCTGACCTTTCTTCTTCCGATACTCATTCGTCCGAATCTCAGAAAGTGTCGGACGGTAAGGGGTTCTTCCGAGGATTGCGTTTACCTTGGTCAAAGCCTGCTTTATCGCAGGACGAAACACTCTCAGGAGCAGATCAGCTAGGGGTTTTGCAAGTAGGGCACTGGCCCCAGCAACCGTAGCAATCGTCGCAGTAGTGGCAGCAACTTGAGCAGAGGGTAGGTACTGTTCTACTGGTCCAATATTCTCATACAATTCTACACAGATTAGTTTACCTTGTGGATTCTTTTGTAGTTCATGACCTACTACTTTCTCTTTCTCACTAGGACCAACAGCACCAATACGTAGTGACGTAGGACCAGGGCAAGGAGGATCTTCTGGTGTTATGTCACCAGTTTCAGGGGTCTCAGGAGTTCCTGGTGGATCTGGTGGGGGCACAACATCAGGTGCCTTCTGTTCTCTTGTAATTATTAATTGCTCTGGTTCATAATTCATTGCATCATATGATGGATAAAATCCATCAGGACACAACGTCATAATATCTTTAGGATCATCATCAGCCAGCTCAGGTAGAAGTTTTGTCTTTCTATTCTCTTCCTTGTGTGCCTGAACACACCCTGGCATATCAATAATAGGTCTACCAATGAACTGTAGTACACTGGGATGACCTGGTGCTACTACTGTTGGAGCATAGTAATGAGGTACGTAGAAACTATAGATGTGTGGTACACCTATCTGATTAATACTTCCTACCTGTATCCTTGGGATCTCGCTCATTACATCCAGTATTCATCTAATCTTTCTAGCACGTTTGTTAAAATTCTTTGGGCAGCACCACGCTGCCTCTCATCCCATTCAGGATACCAGTGCCCCTCATGAAGACCTGTCTTCATCTTCATAATATAGGCTTCCATTGCTACCTTATCCAGTCTCCCATTCACGGTAGAGTTCCTCACGTTTCATGTTATGTAGGTAGTCTAGCACATGATTTCGTACCATCATCAGCTCATGATAACATTTCTGGTTGTGGGCACATCCTCTTAACTGATGGTCAGGCTTGTGAACAGATTCAAGAAAGAGACATAATGCTCTTTCTATCTTCTCTTCTTTAGTCTCCTTGCCATCTATCGAATGGTCTACTGCCATTACTGAGGAAGTGATGGTGGAGTAGGTGCTGCTTCAGGTGCTTGTGCAGGTCCAGTTACGTCAGGTAGTGCTCCACCTATCGCTGGACCAAGTGCACCAGCCACGCTATCCATGACTTGAGACTTGACATTATCAATAATTTTTCCTCGGTTGGCATATACAGATACGCCACCAATAACAACGGCACTAGATACAGCGAAACTCGCAATAGCAAGTACATTTACAATTTTTTGCATGGGTTTACATCTTATAGGGTTCTTGGGGTTTTGAATCAGTAGTGATTTTAAGAGGTGCTTGCTCAATTCTAATGGTTTGGACAGGACCAGCACTAGCCTTCGCTAACAATGTCTCCATGTCTTTCTTAGAGATGGGTGCTTCAGCAGAGTTGCCGTTGCCATTCATCTTCATAGTACCATCACCCTTCTTAGATGCTGTCTGAATTCCGAAGCTCGCTAAAACTCCAGTGAAAACACTAGCTATGAAAGTCGGATCGATTTTTTGTTGAGGTACGCCTGGAATCGACACGTAATTTAACGTCAAGATTCCACCCGACCAGGCCAACACAGTAATACGGACAGCTGTACTTATGATAGCTGCTTGTTCCTCGGCATCAGGGAGTATTGCATCCTTGATCTTACCTAGTGGACCTTTCGGTTTCTCTTTCTTTTTTTCCTCGTCCTTTACAGGATCAGTCATAAACAGTATAGTCGCTGTTTATATATAGCCCGATTATATCACAGTATCCTTGATGCTGTCAAGATATTTCTTCTTCGATCCCTTAATCGTCTTCCAATCATCGTTAAGTGCTGCATTAATATACTTACGAATGAGACTAGTATCTTCACCATTCTCATCCATTGCCTTGAACATATCTGGGTAGTCATTACCAGCAAATACACTCTCATACTTTGCAGCAGTCTTCTTATTGAAGTCAGCAACCAATTTCTTATCCCAATGGTAGATTAGATTAAAGATACCAGACTGTTGCTGATAACATACTCCATCCATAATCATCCACTGTGAATCCCACCACCTTCTTTTCTCTATAGGTAATGAACGTTGAGCAGGTGACCTCCATACTGCTGTGATCTCTTCAACCTTGCCAACTAATTTGACAGGTTCAGGTACAAATATAACACTCTTCTCTACTCCACCAAGTGTAATGACTTTATCATTACCCTTGTACATATATCTCTTAGGTTGAAAGTCAGCACCAAATAACTTAGTAGTACTATAGTCAGTCATATCTTCATAGAAGACTACTGTACCCCTAATCAATACAACAGGCAATCTACTGTTACTACAAATAGTATGATGTAACTGTGACTGCCTTATTGATGGTGGATATTGTACAAACTTATGGCCTCCCTTTCCGCACTGAGATTTAATCTCCTTGGTTACGTCTAGGTTAGTGCCAATGAAATGAACTATTGCTTTCTTACCTGGAAAGCCTACATTTAAAGTTCTTAATGCTGTGGTCGCTGTCTTAACGACAGAACTATTATCTGCCTTAACAACTATATGTGGTTGCCAATCCATTTAAACAAAAGCTTTTTATTTATTTAGCTTCTCTTCTAGTGAATGAATTGGTGGTCCTAATGTCTTGTACTCCAACTGCATCTGAAGAAAAGCAACTTCTTCCCTAAGTTCCTCGTTTTCTTTCTCCAGCAAATCGCAATGCTCTTGATAGATAATTACACTCATGGGTTTTTAGATTCAAATATCGCAGATGCCATCCATAATAGATGGATCCTGTGGAACCATCATATATTTGTTACCATCTGGTTTAGTTACCAGTATAGCTTCACCTTCCTCTGCTAATTTTATGTAGTGATTTTCTTTTTCCTTAAGATCTGATTCATTAATTTCGATCATTGTTGTACCCTCCATAAAGTTCCAGCAGGAATTGCACCTGCTGGTCCAACTAAGTCTATACGTTTGTGATTACATTCTAAACCTATGGTCTTGGTCTCACCAAGATAAGCAGTTGGTTCTATAGATTCACAACCTATAAAGGTAGATCTATGAGTCGTATCAGAAAGAAATCCTCTACGAGGTATACCAACTCTCTCCATATAGTTCGGTTTGTATCCCCATACATTATACCATAAAGAAGTACGACCTTTACTTCCTGGTAATATCCCGTGTATATAGGTGGGATCATATGCAACCATCTTACCTCTAGCAGGGTAAGAGAAGACTGCTTCTGTAGGTGGCCAAGGTTCTACATGTCTCTCGAACTTACTCTTATGTTGAGCATTCAAAAAGATAGTTGGATTCCTATCTTGATCAAAGTATGTACATGTAGATAATAATGGATACTTCATCTCACCTTCTTGTATTCGATGAGCTTCATCATGGTCAGCATGGAATGTAATCATACTTCTATCATTATCCATGACATGAAACCACCATTCAAATCCAACTACACCATGAAACTGATCCTCAAATAGAAATGAGTATGAATCTAAGATGTATGCTTCAATTGCATTGTCAGGTTCATCATGTATACCTATCCAAGCATTACGACTAAGAGGATTAAAGTCAATGATCTCATGGAGTATCTTAAGACTAGAAAATCCATTAATAATCTTTTCAAACTGATAAACGTTCATCGAATGTCTACATCAATCAATCTAGTTCTTCTTTTCCTAGGTGCATCTGTTCCCAACTTAAGTTCTGGTTCTATCTTAGATGGTTTAGGTATAGTTACTTGAACTACCTCACTTAAATTATTACCACCCATTATATCACCTCTTACATAAGTTTGGTTGGAACAACCACACACTTTGTAATCATGTTCATGTAGTGAAGTAATAGTTTCGTTACACTTCTTGCAGCGTACTGTTATCATCGGTCTTTTGAATATCTAAAAATAGAAACACCATATCCTCTTCTGAATGATTATAACCAGAGTGAGGATGATCCATAACATCCCACACCTGTGGTTCTCCATCTTGCCAGTGAATAATTTCTCCAGTCTCTTCCCAGATCATATACTGTTCAGGACATACGCTCAATGGAATCTGTATCCTCCTATAAGGTTTATCATATACATCTGGATCTTTGTGTTTCGGTAAATCTGTATCGGGAGTGAAGACTGCTACTGTTGCAAGCAGTATCTCTTCCTGTTGTAATATTTTTAATGCTTTGGGATCATCAACAAGACTTTCTCTGACACCACCATGAGTATCTCTTCTTGCCTTGAGCCAACAGAAGTATATATCTTTATCGTCTCCTGTGTTACTATCCTTCGCATAACCAACAGATGTTGGTGCTTTTCTCAAAGGAAATTCAGTACGAGATGCCCAATAGTATAGGTAATCTACGTCAGATTTCTTCATCTCTAACCAATGCTAATAATGTAGGGTTCTCCTCTTCAATCCACTCATGCCACTCCATATACAAAGCATAAAGATCATCATACTCTTTGTTTATTGCGAGTTCATCACTACGATTCTGCATCCATTCCAACAGTCTATCACACTGTTCTTTAAGTATCGGTGGTGCGTTGTTCATTGAAATAATCCTTCTTCATATAACGTCCGAGGATGTTTGAGTTATAGAAATTCTCATCCTCACTCAGTACATTATTTAGGAACAGTTGTCTGGTCTCTTCATAGTTTACCCACCCTTTTGTTCGGTGGAGACTGAGGATCTCTCTCTTGAAAACTGATCGTCCAAGTTTTTTAACGTCGTCTGTAAGTTCTTTAGAACTTCCGTAGTAGCGTTTCCAGTCACTCTCAGTCTTAACGCGGCGTTTCCCACCTCTAGGCTTTCTACTACTGGTAAAGTATTTTCTGCCGATGTATCTCCTACCCGTTGTGAGATTTGTAATGCAGTAGACGTAACCGAAGAAGCCGTCAATGTCGTTAGAAGTAAAAGTTGTACCCTTATAGGTCCAGGGGTTCTCGTAATCTCCTTCCAAAGTTTGCTGATCTGTTTCATTATTAGTCTGGATAGCCGTCATCGTCATCACCACTATACCATTGATCACCATTTTTGTCAAGATAAGAGTCTTTATCTGCGTAGACTTCTACCTTTAATTCGGTTAGCAATTCTTCAAGTTGATCTATTAATATTTTTAATCTTCCTTTTTGCATAAAAAAATATCCCCGATTACAGTATGTAGTCAGGGATAAGTTTACAATAAGTAAGTGTCTAAGCAGTGCAAAGTTCTTTCTTGAACTTAATTCCACGATAAGTCAGGTCTGACTTATTGCAGGTTGCTTGCTTAGGCTTGGCGGTGTCATACTTAACACCACGGTATGTGACTTGTGCCATGGGATTACTCCTAAAGTAGTTGGATTTTGAGGCCCGTTCCTTTAGTCGTTTGCGTCCCAACATCCTGGTGTCTCCTCTTTAACAATCTGAATCATTTCAGATCTAGTCTCCTCTTCAACTCTATAGGTTCTCATCTTAGAGATGAGTGCCTCAGCATCAGAGCAGGATAAAGCGGTGGCAATTAAAACAGGAAGCATGGGATGAACGAAACCGTTCCGCGACTTACTTGCGACCCTAATGGGTTGAACGTATGTG